TTGCTGCTGTTGAATCAGAAAATAATGATTGGTATGCACTGACAGCAGAGACACATAACGATGCAGATATCCTTGTAATCGCTGAAGCAATTGAAGCGCGTAAGAAAATCTACGGAACATCCTCAAGTTCATCTGCAATCTTAACAACAGCAACAACAGATATTGCATCTCAATTGAAGGCCGCAGGATACCAAAGAACATTCATTAGCTATAGCGCAAGCGCTGATACTCAATTTCCTGAATGTGCGTGGATCGGTTATCAACTACCTGAAACCCCCGGCTCTAATACTTGGAAATTCAAATCACTCTCTTCAGTTACTCGCGATACGCTTTCTTCAACTCAAAGCAACAACGCAAATAATAAGAATTGCAACACCTACGAAACAATTGGTGGTTTAAGCATCATGCGTGAAGGGAAGATGTCAGGTGGTGAATTCATTGACGTGATGATTTTCGCTGATTGGCTTGAAGCAAGAATGGTTGAGCGTATTTATTCTCGCCTTGTTAATACTAAGAAAATCCCACTGACACAAGCTGGATTAACTCTTATCCAAAGCGAAATGTATGCAGTGCTTCAAGAAGGTATTACCAATGGTGGATTAGCTAATAATCCTAAACCGAAAGTATTCGTTCCTTCTGTTGCTTCTATTTCACCGAACGTTAAAGCACTTCGTACTGTTGAAGATATCACCTTCGAAGGCACTCTTGCCGGTGCAATCCATTTTGTCCGCATCGCCGGGACAATTTCCGTATAATTGGAGTTAAATAATAATGGCAAGTGTATTACTTGCGACTTACGCACCGAGTGATGTAACGGTCGTTTTGTCAAAAGGCAATATGTCTCATATTGTCAGTGGTTTTTCTGAAGACTCCATTGTAAAGATCAGTCGTGATACCGACACATTCGGTAAATATACAGGTGCAGATAATACGCCAACACGTATTTATCAACCGAACACTTCTGGAACTTTGGTAATCCCTCTTCAACAAACATCTAATAGTAACGACGTTCTGATGCAGCTCTATCTTGAAGATGTAGCAACATTAGATTCGACTGGCCTCTTCACTGTTACAGTGAAAGACAACTCAGGTCGTAGTATCTATCACGCCTCTCAAGCATATATTAGTAAAGTACCTGATTCCGATTTTGGTACTTCTATGCAACTTAGAGAGTGGCATATTCACGCTATTCATCTCGATACAAACATTGCAGGAAATGCGAAGTTTGATCCTGCTGATGCTGCTGCATATGAAGCTCTTGGTGGCGTCATAGAAGACCGTTGGCGCTAAGTTAAACAGAGGGGCATCTCGCCCCTCTCCTCTTTAGTATTCAGGCTTACAATGGCTTTATGGACCTACTCACCGACAAGCGTTGATGTACTCATCGCTGGCTTTTATAAAATCGAAGGCTTTGCTGATGGAACATTTGTAAATATTCAGAAGTCCAATCCCATCTATAGCAATAGAAAAAGCGCAGACGGTGTAGTCTCACGATCATTTCAAAAAGATCAACTCTTTAAGATTGATATTACTCTCTCACAATCAGCACCTTCTAATTCGATACTGATGAAGTTGATTGAGATTGACGAACTAACTCAAATGGGAATGTTCCCATTAACAATAAAAGATAATTCAGGAAGTACATTCTTCCATAGTTCTAACACATGGATTACAACACTACCCAATGTTACGTTTAGTTCTGGAATTGAAACCCGGACATGGGAGTTACTTGCTTCCGAAGGTGTAATGAATATTGGCGATAACTCTGGACAACCCGATGTACTTGAAGAACTGATTAATCAAGTCACAGCATTTGCTCCAACTATCGGGAACCTGATTCGATGAATTTTGGTACAGCAAGAGTATTCACATATAACCCTGGCGACGTTAATTTAAGCGTAGCCGGTTTTGTTGTCCAAGATTGGGACAGCATTAGTCTTAAACGAAGTACAGATGCTTTTAAGATGATTAAAGGTATCCGTGGAAAGAATACACGCTCAAGATCATTAGACAGCTCAATAATTATTTCAATAGAAGTTGGAGCTGCATCTATGGCAAACGATGTATTTTCTGAAATCGTAAGACAAGATTTAATTAAAGGCACAGGACGTTGCCAAATTGTTTTGAAGGATTTGTCAGGAACGACAGAAGTCCATTCAGAAACAGGATTCATAACTGATCTTTCGGAGATACATTTCTCCGCAGAAATCGGTACGCGCAAATGGGATATAGCTTGCTTAGACAGCTACACAATAAATCATGGCGGCAACGCTAAATCCATTTTAAATATATTTAATCTTTAACGAATAGTCCAAATGTTAAAACAACAAACTGTAAATGTAGAAGGTACTGATTATCTTCTTACTGCTTACCCTGCAACAAAGGGTCTTAAATACCAGAAGAAATTAGCGAAAGTACTTCTGCCAGCATTTGCTGAGATTACGAAGAATTCTCAATCCGAAGAACAAGCAATTAGCATTGCCTTGGAAAAGTTAGCGGAGAATCTTGATGATCTTGATGAAGAAATGCTGAAGGAAATGGTTGTGCTTGGCGCAACTAAAGGTGGAATGCAAATCAACTTCGATTTTGAATTCAGTACAGATTACGCAAAACTCTTTAACCTGCTTAAAGAACTGATCAAATTTAACTTCGCATCTGTTTTTACCGTACTCGGTTCCGTAGAAAATCTGTAAATTCTAAGGAACCGCCTAGCCCCGTTCAAAAAGAGTTGGAGAAATCATTCTCAATGGATTTTGAGATTATGACGGTCCTCCTCTTTGAGCCTCAACTCTGTACGAAGCATGAGCTTGATTCAATCTATGATCTCGAAGATTTATACGATTTCCTAGAAATTATTGAAGCTAAGAACAGCATAGAAGAAGAAATCCAAAAGAAAGAACAACAGAAGGTTCAGGCTAGGTAATACATGCAAGATTTAGCAAAGTTTTTCGCTACAGTCGGCTTTAAGATCGACAAGAAACAACTGACAGACCTTGAAAAATCACTGAAGAGTGTAGAAGCGTCATTAAAAACCTTCGTATCGGCATTTGATGCAACTGTTGGTAAAGTCGAAAGAGGCTTAGCCAAGACGCAGATGGCTCAGAAGCGTCAGCTCGATATCGAAGGGAAGCAGATTAGAAATATCACCCTCAGACAAAAAGCAGAAGCCATAGCAGCTAAGACAAGGGAAGCCGTCGCCAAAGCTACTGCAAACGAGGCCAGAGCCACTGAAAAGCTAAATAACATCAAGGCTAAGGCTGACAACCAGTCGACGTTTAGAACGCGTGCTACGTCGTTTACGAGGGCTTTGAGAGCTGGAATTGATCCATCTACCGTTGGTGGAAATTTCTCAACGCTTGGTGACAGATACAAGCTTTCAGTTGAGGGTGCTGAACGCCTTGCACACATGAAGAATGATCGAAAGGATTCATGGAGTAGACAAGGTAAAGCCGGATTCATGGGGGCAGGTGTAGGCTCTGAAGCAGCTCATTGGATGCGTGGGTTTCTGCCCGGCTTTGGTGCCGCTTGGTCCATTGCATCATTGAACAGTATATCCCAAGAATTGAATGGCATTAACAATGCCATGCTAAGTGTTACAGGCTCTGCTGAAGCTGCTGGTAAAGAAATGCAGTTTCTTAATACAGTTGGCCGAGAGTATGGCTTAACGCTTCGTCAGATCGCTCCAGACTATGCAGGATTCGTTGCTGCTGCTAAAGGCACAAAGCTCGAAGGAAATACACAACAAGGTTTCGGACAACTCCTAAAATATACCCAAGTAATGGGTATGAGTGGTGAAGATACGAAAGGCTCATTGATTGCTATCCAGCAAATGATGGGTAAACGTAAAATCATGTCAGAAGAATTGAAAGGTCAGTTGGCCGAACACATGAAGGGAGCAATTCCTTTAATGGCTCAAGCCGCTGGGATGTCAGTTCAACAACTGCTGAATTCAAGTGGCCAATTAAATTCAGATGAAATTCTCCCGAAGTTCTTTGCGTTACTCGCCAAGCAAGCTGAATTAGGTTGGTCAAAATATTTAAAGTCCAGTCAATATGCTCAAGGTGTATTCCGTAAACAATGGGAAGAAACCGTTGAGAAATTAGCCAAGAGTGGTTTTGACACTGCTGTTGCAAGATTCTTCAATAAGCTTACCGGTGCGTTGACAGAATCTGGACCATTGGTGAAAGGTTTAGGAGTTGCATTTGACTTATTAGGTTCAGCACTCTCTGTGCCTGTTGAATTAATCGGAAACATGCTTGGATACTTTGAACAATTAAATCCAACAGTCCAAAAGTCTGTTCTGGTTATTGGTGGTCTAACAACAGGTATTTGGTTTTTAAATACAGCCTTTGGAGCGATGTTTGCAAAGCTCACCCTCGTCCTATTAGGATTAGCAACACTTTCTGATTTGCTCGCTTTTGCACAAGGTAAAAATAGTGCGATTGGAGATGCTTTAGATAAGAAAAACTGGATGGAGCTTGTTATCTACGCGATAACATTGGCTGGAGCTTTAGCAACCGTTTTTGGATGGTTATCTAAGATAGGCGGACTCGGTAAAACCACTGAAGTTGCGAAAGATGTTGCAAAAGGTGGAATTGTTCGTTCATTAGCTGGCTTAGTAGCAAGAAACCCAATTGGGGCGACTCTTGTTGCAGCCGCTGGTATTGGAGCCTACGCATATAGCCAAACATCAGCGATGACGTTGGATCAAAGAATTGCAGAACAAGAACGATTAAAAAGTATGGCGCATGGTAAGGGCGAAATTTCTTATTATCAAGACCGTATCGATAGATTGAATCAGTTCAGAAGTAATCCAAGTCCAAACATACAAAGCAATCCAACATTTGAATTCAATATCACAACGGATAACCCGTTAGCCTTCCACGATTACTTTAAAGAGAACATGCAAAAGATTCACAATGATGCACTTCTCATCTTTCCTAGAGCAGCACAATAATGACTATAGCTTTACAAAGGACAGATTCAGAAGCTGATACAGTATTCTTTGACGCAGTACTAACAAACTCATCTTCTTACCAAAGCAAATTAACTGCGCACCCTATTGATGGTGCTGGATCGATCAACGATCATATCGTTACTGAGAATCCAACATTTACATTGAAAGGTGTGTTCAGCAGCGTTGACTTTAATACAGGAAGACCAAGTAGCTCCGAATTCACATTCGTAAACAACAATGTAGTAGCAGACCCTGTAAACATTATCAAAGTCCAAGACACACTCTTGGAAACAGTTATAGGGTCACTCTCACCTTTCGGTAAAAGTGTTTCTCCACAAATCGAATTGGCTGATAGAGAAGTTAATAGCTTACAACGTGTAAAAAATCTCTTGATCAGTATTCGTGATAACCGAGAGACAGTCACGATGATCGAGTTTGAAGGCACAGTACCTACTACGTATGAGCTTGATCTTGTAATCACTAATCTTCAATTCTCTGAAGACCCTGACTCTGGTGATGTTCTGAATGTAGATATCACCTTACAAAGAGCAACATTTATAGAACTTAAAACAACGAAAGTTGCCAAGTCAGTCTCCGGTTCAATGAAAGATAAAGCAAGCACAGAGACATACAAGGGGCCACTTTCCAAAGACGAAACTACGACAGTTTTGCAAGATGTAAAAGAAACTATTACAACATCCCTTAGTGAATTAATTGATAGCTTTAAAAAGCAAGACGGAAAGTCTCTTCCAAAGACCGTTAAATTTTTGAAAGATACAGGAGTCCTGCCTAAATGACTACAGTAAAAGCTTCGTTGCTTTCATTAAACTCTAATGCAATCTACAGCTATTCAGCAGTCATTGAGGGTGTTTCTCTTGTATTCAGATTTACTTTCAATGAACGAGCAAATTCTTGGTTTATGTCCGTTAGTGAAGAATCAGGGAATTCAATTGTTGAGGGTGTCCGACTAACACCGAATTACCCTATTCTTGATGAATTTTATTCTCCATTCCTGTCTGGCTATTTCCTCCTAGTTGCTAAATCAGAAACAAGCTCAGATGAGTATTTAACTAAAGCCCGATACTTAGATCAGTATTACGATCTCTATTACATATACAGTACATAACATGGCATTGCAAAGAGATAGGATTTATTCACTGGTTATTGGTAATTTACAAAACGGTGAAGGGTTAAAAATCTCCGATCTACAAATCACATTTCAAATAAGTAAGTCAGCCTCTAATAAAGATCGTCCTGATCGTTGCAGAATAAAAATATACAACCTTTCGGAAGTATCACTTGGTAAATTCAAAAGTGAATATCTTTCTGCGGAATTAAAGGTCGGTTATAGAGAAACAGGACTTCACACACTCTACAGTGGTGACATAACTTACTTCAGAACAAAGAAAGAAGGTCCTGACCGAATTACGGAATTAGACATTGGATCGAGCTACACAGCTTTACACCAAACAGATATTTCTGAGGTTGTTCCTTCTGGTTCTACTGTTCAACAAGTTCTTGAACGCATTAGAGCAGCCATGCCGGATATTGCCAAAGGCGTCTACACAGGAACTGGAATTACCCAGCAAGCCACATACGGCTATCCATTAAGCGGTACACCAAAACAAATGCTCGATGAACTGGCTGAATCCTATGATATTGAGTGGCGTATCGACAGCAAAGTTCTTTACGTCAACGATGCTAAAGGACACACAGGTAATGAAGTGGATGCACCTATCATTTCACCAACAACCGGAATGATTGAATCACCCTATTACACGAGCGGTGACAGAAGACGACACAAGAAAGACCCTGCCAAAAAAGAAGGTATTGAATTTATTTGCCTCATTAATCCAACGATTAAACCTGGGAGCCTCGTTGTACTGAGGGATACAGGAGATATCTCAGGACCATTTAAAGTTGATTCTGTTGAGTTTCATGGTGACTACCGTGGTGATACATGGGATTGCAAAGTTTATTGTACAGGTAAGATTGAAAAATGAGAGAGTCAAGCTTAGAAGAAGTTGTTAAGAGTGCCTTCTCTTATGAAATGATTAATACGAACACCGCAATACCTTGTGTAATTCTAACAGTTCATTCGAACCTACAGGATCAGCGTGTAGATGTTCAACCACTTATAAATAAAATATTCCCCGATGGGTCCACAGTGGCTCATCCCCCTATTCTGAATGTTCCGTTGATATTTCCATCATCAAAAACTTCAGCTTTCACTTTCCCTGTTGATAAAGGTGATACTGTTTTATGTGTATTCTCCCAAAGAGGATTAGACACATTTAAAGCAGGTGGTGGGCTTCCAACAAAGCCGACAGACTTTAGAAAACATGATAGGCGAGATGCTATGGCAATTCCTGGCCTCTCTCCTTTCTCCAATGCAATAAATAACCCTAAGCAAAGAACTCACTCGCACAGCACAAAAGATGCTGTTATTGCGCATAACATTGGTACTGCCGCTGAGTGCGAAGTACGTTTAAAACCTGATGGGAAGATCGTTGCCAATTCGCCTGTGAAGGTTGAAGTGAACGCCCCGGACACAGTAATAAATTCTACAACCGCAACTGTTAACGCCACAGATGTTGCAGTAAATGCAACCTCTACCGTCGTGACAAGCCCAACAATAAGAATGAATGGCACCGTCACTGTATACGGCAATTTCTCTGTAGCCAGCGGATATACGTCCAATTTCAACGGATCAGTAACATTTACTGGTGGATCAATTAGTCACGACGGTAAAAATATCGGATCGACTCACAACCATAATGTTGTAAACGTACAAACTGGAAGTTCAACAGTTGTTTCAGCAGGACCAAACTAATGGACCTTCTCCTTGACAGTACTACACACGACATTGTTTTTGATGGTAGTGCTCAAGTTACATCAAATATTACAGAGGCGCTGTCTCAACGTTTAAAGATCAAACTACTCACCTTCATGGGTGAGTGGTATTTAGATGAAGACTACGGCACTCCTTATTATCAAAGCATTCTTGGTAAAAATAGAGATAAAGCAACAATCGATGCGATTCTTCAAAATATTATTAGAGAAGATGAGTACGTAAAACAAATTATCGAATTTACCAGCGTAAAAACAAACACCAGAGAATATAGCCTTTCATTCAGAGTTCAAGATACTTCAGGCAATATCACTGACAACATAAATATAATAACAGTTGGTTAATTAATGGCAGGAATCACAGATAAAGGTTTAACGATAAA